AACCCACCCAATTTGTGATGCATCAGATCCAGATACTTCGTAGTAATCTTTCATGATGATTGGTTTGTTACTATAAGATTTGAACGTAGGCGTTAACGCAGTTCTTTTATCAGCTTCAGCAGCACCAGTAATATCAGCATATTTAGCTCCTTTACCGTACTCAGAACCTACAACTAATAAAGTTGCAGTACCATTAGTTAAAGTTGATAAAGCAGCAGTAGCATATGGTTCAACTGTAACAGTAGCAGTTGCTGGAGTTTCAACAACTAGTGCTCTAACTACAACACCATCTTGTGCTATTAATACAATATCATTTGTTCTAATACCGTGATTTGCAACAGCGAAACCATTTTCACCGTTAGCAGATCCATCGATATCATGAGTAACCTCAAAAGTACCATTAGTATCACCAGTTGTATCTACTGTACCAACATATGATAAGTGTAATCTTGATTGTTCAGACCATACTACTTGATCAGCAGTCATTGGTTCTTCCGCTCCAACTTGAGATAAAAAACCTGAAATAGTTCTTTGTCCGAACACTTCAGCTTCTTTTTCCATTAAGTCAGGCAGGTATTGTTGCTCCCAGCCAGTCGAACCGCCTGCGAAGTCTATATAGTTGCTAGATAAAGTTTGTTGCTGTGCAGACGGAACTTTATTTAACAACGGCCCATTAGTAATTGCCATAATAAATTTGTTTTAAATTGTTTAACTTTTTTTTCTAATTTTAAAAGATCTGTTTTTCATATCAGAAGAAGATTGG